TTTATCTTTAACCCTTCAAGTCATTGAAGGCCAGTATGAAAACCGCTTAGTCTTTGCCCGTTTGAATCTTAAAAACGCCAATGACAAAGCCGTTGATATTGCGCGTAAAGACTTGGCTGCAATTTGCCGCGCCGTTGGCGTAATGTCTCCGCAAGCCAGCGAAGAACTGCATGACATTCCTTTAATGATTAAAGTCAAAGTTCGTCCAGCACAAGGCGAGTATGACGCAAGCAATGACATTGCAGGTTATAAAGGTGTTGAAGGCAACGACACACCGCTTACACCGACACCGAAGGCCACACCTGCTACGCCATCCGCACCTGCTAAAAAACCTTGGCAAAAATAATAACATTCTAGCCGTCCTTGTGGCGGCTTTTTAAATTAGGAGCAATGCTATGAGTTTTTTATCAAAAGTTACGCGCAACAAAGCAAAAACAGAGCGCGTTATAATTTACGGTGAGTCAGGACTAGGTAAAACAACATTCGCCACGTCTGCCCCGTCACCTATTGTTATTCAAACCGAGGACGGCTTAGGCGAGATTGACGTGCCATGTTTCCCCCTTGCTGAATCATATCTTGACGTGATGAAAGCGTTAGATAGCTTGGTTAATGAAGACCACGAATTTAAAACGGTAGTAATTGATAGCTTAGACTGGCTAGAGCGCTTAATCTGGAAGCAAGTATGCACTGATAACAAAGTGCCAAGCATTGAAAAAATAGGCTACGGACGCGGATATAACGAGGCTTTAGTTTTTTGGTCGTACTTTTTTGACGAACTAAACAAATGCCGTGATAAAGGTATGATTGTAATTATGACCGCACATTCACAAGTAAACAAAGTAGAAGACCCTGAACATCTAACCTTTGACCAGCACGACTTAAAACTACACAAAAAGGCCGCCGCTTTGTGTCGTGAGTTTGCAGACGTTATTGGTTATGCAAGCCTTAAAAAGATTATCAAAGTTACCGAAGGCAAAGGCTTTAATGATGATAGAAACAGGGCTATAAGCACAGGTGAGCGCATTCTAAACCTAAGTGCAAGCCCTGCCTACATTGCTAAAAATCGTTATGACATGCCTGCAATAATGCCGCTTCTTTGGTCAGAGTTTGCAAAGCACCTGCCAAGTCAAAAATAAACACCCCTAAAGTGCGGTCATTGTGTACCGCACAACCGAGAAACCGACATGATTACATTGAGAGACTATCAACAGGACGCGGTAGAAAGTGCTTATGCGTACTGGCAGAACGGCACAAGCTGCATCATTGAAGCACCATGCGGAGCAGGTAAAAGCCTTATTATTGGCAAAATATGCCACGATTCAATAACGCATGATGTGCGTGTTTTAGTCGTAACACACCGTAAAAAACTTTTAGAACAAAACGAGGCGGAGCTTAAAAACTTGCTCCCGTCTGCTAATACAGGTTTTTATAGCGCAGGATTAAACCAAAAAACGCAAGACGCTCAGATTATCTTTGCAGGCATCCAAAGCATAGCCAACACCACAATCCAACATTACGAAATACTTATCATTGATGAATGTCATCTTGTTGCACCCAATGAAGCAGGGCAGTATCACCAACTCATTAGCAACCTAAAAGAAGTTAATCCTGAGTTAAAGATTTTAGGATTGACCGCTACCCCATACCGCTTAGATAGTGGTTATTTAACCCAATGGGAAACACCTATTTTTGAAAGCGTCGTGTACAAAATCGACGTTAAACTACTCATCAAACGCGGTTTTTTATGCCCTGTGGTGTCGAACGGTGGCGGTGTAAAAATAGATGTCAGCAAGGTAAAACACAAAGGCGGTGAGTTTTTAGACAGTGCGCTAGAATCGTTATACATGAGTAAAACGGTCGAGATAGTCGCGGATATTGTTAAAAAAGGCATTGACCGTAAAGCATGGTTGATCTTTTGCGTGTCGATTGAACACGCTGAACAAGTCACCGCCGAGTTAATCAGTCATGGTGTCAATACGGCTTGTTATCACTCACAAAGCGACAATGAATATATTTTAGATGACTTCACACATGGCCGCCTAAAGTGCCTTGTTAATGTAAATATACTCACGACAGGCTCAAACTTTCCCATTGCTGATATGTGCGTGTTGATTCGTGCTACCGAGTCAACCGCGCTTTATGTGCAAATTGTCGGGCGCGTGATGAGATTGTACCCAAACAAAAAGAACGCGCTATTGCTTGATTATGGTGGCAACGTGCTACGGCATGGCTGTATTGATGATGTGACAGTTAAGGCAAAAGGCGAAGGCGAAGGCGAAGCACCGTCCAAACAATGCCCGTCTTGTAAAACCATACTTCATGCCGCCGTCCGTGAGTGTCCAGAGTGCGGCCATATCTTTGAGCGTGACCCCGAAGGCAACCTTGAGCTAAATGCGTTTGATGGTGCGGTATTATCAGACCAGCGCAAAATACAGCGTGTAGATGTTGACCGCGTTAGCTTTAAGATACACAAAAAACAAGGCAAGCCCGATAGTATTAAGGTGACTTATCATTGCGGCATGGCAGAGTATTATGAGTGGCTAACGCCTGAGCATAGCGAGTTTGGGCTGAGTAAGACTAGGGGATTTTTTGAGAAAACAGGCAAATCATGGTTTTCAGCATGCAATAAATCTAGTGATTTTTTAGCTTTTTATAAAAGCACAGACACCGACAACAAAATAACTGCCATCGACATCCTCCCATCAAAATACACCGAAGTTAAAAAACGGTACTGGAGCAAAGCATGAACCATAAAGCAGAATATGAAGCCATTAAAAAACAATTGGCAGAATGTGAGAAGTCACTAAAGAATCGCTGTATTGAATGCTCAAATTACAACCCTAAAACACGCCAATGCCTAAAGCATGGCGACGTGCCGACTGAGTATGTTTATCAAAGGAATGACTGCCCAGACTTCGATTTTTGCCCGTTTTGATGTAATAAAAAAGCCACTGATTAAAGTGGCTTTTTTACGGCTAGGAATCCCCGACCCAAAACTAAGCAAGGTTACGCTTCGCTTCGATAGGCGTGCTTAGTATGTTAAGGCGATTTTACACCTTTTGTTTTTAGCCTGTAACTCTCTTTCTATCCATTTGCAATTTTCTTTGCAGTAATTACCTTCAACATCAATCCTTTCAATTGTAGGGTTATTTAATCCAGTATCTTTTCTAAACCCCATATCCCTTAAAAACCCCTCAAAGGTTAGCCATTCATCACATATTGACACTCCTTTTGCGCCATAGTTTTTATAATCACCATGATTTTTATTTAGGCATCTCCCCTTAATTCCTTGATAAGACTTGTAATCACTTGTCGCAGATAATCCATGTGTTTTAGTGCCGTTTTCTTTTTTTAAACATCCGCACGATTTTGAACCGCCATTAGTCCAATCAAAAATAGTTTGAATTGTTTGCTGACCACAATCACATATAAACACGCCGTACCTTTTGTTTTTTTGCTTTAGCCTTACATCAGATTCAGATAAAAGAGTGAGTCTATTTATCTTTTTACCTATAAGTAAGTCAATGTTATTTCTCCCCATGACATCACCCATTCTTAAACTTCAAAGTGCGCTTGTAATAATTCAGTGCATAGCCATAATTCTGCAATGCAAACTTTTTGCACCACGCCATGAAGTCATCACAGTCTATGCCCATGAGCGCACAGGCTTCGCGCACTGTCATCTCGCGCCCTTTGTAGATAATCATAACAGCCCATCCAGTTTGAGACAAAAATCAATAGCCGCCTGCTTGCTTATCTTTTTACGATACGCGCACGACTCGACGCGCTTATAGTTTAGTCCAAGACTTTCACATTGAGCCGCTACGCTATTTAAAGCGATGATAACACGCACAGAACGCGCGTGATTCATTGCCGCTACCCAATCACCATGTTTTGTATAATGGCGCGTGACAGTGCGCTCGTTGACATTGTGCTTCTTGCATTGCCGCCATAGTGCTAGTCTTTCGCCTTCAAACTCAAATATATTCCATTTTGTTTCTAGTAAAGTATCGTCAACTTTATAATAACCGCGACGATAACCTCTCTGTTTTACGGAATCCACTGAAATGCCAAGAGTATCGGCAAGCTGTTTTAGTTTATCTTTTTTATCCTGTTGAGCTTTCCAGAACTCATACGCGCCTTCTAACGTGTCAAACATTTGACGTGCTTTAATGCTGCGTAATGTGTGGTAATTTGCCCCGAGTGATGCGTAGTGTTCTTGTATTTTCATTTTACCCCCGCTTATACTCTATTTTGTGTTTTTTAAGGTAAGCACACACGTTTGATGGTGACTTCTTTAACTGCAAAGCGATTGACCATAGCGGAAAACCTTCATCGGCCAACTTCTTCACATCTTCATAAACAAATGGAATATGCAAACGTATTGGCTTGCTAATGGCCTCGTCTAAAGTCATACCTTGGTTATGTACTCTGTTTTTAATAGTCCATGAGTTAATGCCCTTTAAATCCAGTTTAAGCCGTATATGTTCACTAACAACAACAGTACGAACAGGATTATTCAAAGCATCTTCTAAGCTCAATCCTCTGTTTAATCGTGATATAACCGTGTTGTATTTGATGTTGTGCGCTTGAGCCTGCGCTTTGATTGTTTGCATAAATCACCCAGAGCATGACGCATAAAGTAAAATAAGGATTATCAGCACGACAAGTGCAAACGCTTTACTGTCGCAGTTTGGCCTGTTGTTAAATGGATTCATTCTTTACCCCCTAAACATAAAGCCCAAACCAAACACCACAAACCTAACACGATAAATAAAATACTCATTCTTCATTCTCCCACAAC